TCTTTCTTTAACAATAACTTCGTCAAATACAACAGAAAGTCTAGAAGGATCCTGACCAGCAACAGTTGGAATTGGAATATCAAATGTTTGTTGCTTACCAGAAGATGCAGAATACTTGGTATTGCCAATATAGAAGTCACCATCACTGTCCATACCTGTGTATAGAACAGTACCACAAGATGTCTCTTGTGCCTGTACTAAGAACTCTTCATTCTCAGAAAGTGTTCTTACCTGAACTTGAGGTAAACCTGTTGAGTAGTTACCAGGACCATAACCAAGATATTCAAACGTATGACCCGAAGCACGAAGAATTGAAGGTCTACGAAGTTCAATAGCAATTGGTTTAATCTTTTTGATTAATGAACTTGCAGGATGATCCTGTTTCGCAGTTCCAAGAGATCCACGAAGAACAGTGATTTCATTGGAACCAGAACCAGTGAGAGTGCTACTTGCAACTCTCATAATTTCTTCATTAACCTCAATGTAACTTCCTAGTGGGAATCTTGCAGTGGTTCCAACACCAACACTACCCTGAACAGAGTTTGTTGCAATGGCGAATGAAGATTTACCACCAGAAGAGGCTGTTGTTAGATCATTAACAAGTGAACCAAACTGATTATCATAGAGTGGGATACCTCTAGAACCTAAGTTCTCTCCATCAACACCAGATGTAAAATCATTGGCATTAAATCCGTGCTTTAAGACACGATTTGCATCGGATGAAATTTCTTTACCAACCGTAAAGGTGGTAATTCCTGCAGAATCCTTAACAATAAAGTCACCGAGATTGTTATCGGAAGAGTCAAGAATTCTTAATTGGTTACCAGCAACTAATCCGTGTGCAGTGCTTGTAGTAATTGTTGTGATTCCTACAAGTGCATCAAATACACGAGTGCTTACACTTGCTGATGGTCCAATATTAAATACAATTTGGTTTTCAAAAATCTCTGGATCACCAGATGTTTTTGCAATTGCAATTTCATTTCTGGAAGGAATAGAAGAAATTCTATAAAGACCATCAGTAACAGTTCCAAGACCAGTTACTTGAAGAGCATTATTATCTGGAGATGATAAACAAGCAGCATTAATTGTAATGCTTGCTCCAGCAAATCCTTGGAAATATAATGTTTCTCCAGCAGAATATCCAGAACCAGGTGATGCAATCGTCACAGATGTGATTGAACCACCTGTTACAGTAACATCGGCAGTAGCACCTTGCCAAATTGTGAAGGTATTATCACTATAAAGTCTTACGCTGAAGTAAGATCCATTATCGAATCCACTACCACCTGTTAGAACACTAAAATCAATAATACCGTTTAATCCATGATCCTGTTTTGTTGTGATCGTTGCAACACCAACAGATATTGGAGAAGTTCTCAATACCTTAGGTGTTATACCAAATTTAGTAAAAGCAATATCTACAGTTTCTCTAGTGATACTCTTTTGAAGGTCATTAGTTTGAACTTCACCTAGAGGGAATCTTTGTGCAAATGATTTTGATGCTCCAGGGTTATCAAGTTTATTGTCACGATCTAATTGTGGATATAAATTAGTTACATTCTGCTCATATTCATAGTTAGTAAATTCTTCAGTAACCTGGTTGGATGAATTGAGGACGTATAGGTGATAGATACCATCAGAAACATTCTCCACATATGGAGAAATGATATCTCTTCTGTAGATATAGAGATTTGATTCTAAGTCATTTCTTTCAAATCTGGGCAAATTTGTGTCTCTTGCTGCAGAAGAGGATCCAGTGTAATCACCAACATTATGAGTAACATTATTTCTATCGGTTGTTGAATATGTGAAGGTCATAGTGTCAACAACACTATCAACCACAAAATCACCGTTATATCCACTTACACCAACACCAGTTGGATTTCCAGTTGATTTAACATTCTTGATAAGAACACGATCACCAATATCCAATTTATGTGGTTGTTCTGTAATAATTGTGACCTCATTGGTCGCTACAGAACAAGTGCTGATAAATCCTGGATTTCTCTTAAATCTAACATTATCTGCATCGATTGTCGATAATGAAAGTTCAGCATCTGTGAGTGCTCCAGTAATACTAGATTCCTGAAGAACAAATCCTTCTTGTGGATCTTTTGCTCCTGTTGTTTCTTTTGGAATTACAAATCTAACTTTATAAATCTTGTCATCAATACTTCTATTATCAGCTATTCTCTTGAAGAAAGTAACATCCGTTCTATCTTCAGCGAAACCAACAACACCTAAAGTGTTTAACTGATCATAGATTTCATTATCTTGATTTACATAAACAAACCAGTTACTGTTATTGGGGTCATACTGAATTGGAGATCCAATTTCTCCAGAATCTCTATCAGTAACTCTACTAATGATTCTCAGATTAGATCCACCATACAACTTTAATGGGAGATCATTTGATGCATTTGCAGGCGTAGACGCTAATTTAATTTGATTCGCATTCTGTGTTGTGATTACGTAATAAGGTCTATTTGGGTTAAGACCTTCAGGAAGATCAGCATCATCACTTATGACAATAACCTTTTCACCTGTTCTGAGATTATGATTGCTATCTAAAACTAAGAAATTAAAGTCTGGTGATTGTGTTCCCCTAACAACGATAAATTCTTTTTTAGATGAAGTAGATCCTGTTGGAGTAATTTGAGATCCAGATATATCAGTATCAGTCATAAAGACTGAACAACTTGCAACACGAACTGAAGCTGTTGCAGGAAGATCTAAAAATAATTTTTCATCCTGTCTTGCACCAACTCTATAACCAGAGATTAAATTTGGTGGAACATTATCTTTAGTATTAAATCCAAAGAGATATAAGTGACTTGTAATACCAACGGCAGTAGTTAGACCAACGTCAATAGGAATCCAATCAACTTTTACTGATCTGTCTCGAATAGATTTTGGTGAGATGACATGAGTAATGTATCCATGATCATCCTTATCGAATGCTTTTTTCTTAAATCCATCTGCAACCAGTGCAGTTTGACCAAAGTTGGAGTTGGAGTTTGTAATCGATGCATCAGCACCAGATTCTGCACTGAAGTGTCTATTAAAACCAATTGCGAAGACCGAAACGATCTGTAGAATAGAATCGTTTCTTTGTTGAACATGTCCAGTCTCCCATCCTCTCCTATAAACTGCCTGTTGATCTAGGTGATAAACAGTCTCACTATTTGTAGATGCCGAACCAGAAGATAGTGCCGAACCAGTTACTTTAGTGACACTGATACCATCATAAGATCTTGTCTGGGCATTATACTTAACAAATGCACGGTCATCTTTCTGCAAGGAGACTGCCGTGAATTGAGCCAGAACCATAGAACGGAAACCATCCGCTTTCGCACCATCAGCAGTCAGACCATTCATACCCCATACAGAACGGAGTGAACAGTTGAATATGTATGGTGATGCACCTTTAACAGTATCAGTTTCAATTGTTACTGTGCCAGATCCAGATGGATCTGCAGGAAGATTGCTCCTTATAGATGATAATAGGTACGTGAAAGTTTTTTCCCCAGTAACAGACGCAACTGTTGTCGAAACATTATAATCATCAACATCAATACCACGAATCTTAATTGGTGTTCCAACATTTAATTCGTGATCTTCTACTGTGGTAACAGTAATAACTGGATCTGGAGTTGCACCATCACCAGAAATAATGTCTGAAATTGTGATGGGGTCAGCAGCAAATGCGCCAACAATTTCCCATTCTGGTCTTTCTTTTGCGAAAGCATCTGGAGCAAGTGGGAATTTCTGCGCTGAAGGAATTTGTCTACCAGAACCTTCATTAAATGCATTGGATAGTTTTGCATAATACATATCCAAGTCGGTTGTTTCAAAACCGCCAGGAATATTCACACCATCAGCATACTCAAAACACGTAAGTTTATGGTGAGAGAATGTTGGTGTTGAAAGATTACCAGATCCAGGAGTGAAGACTCTATTGTTTGTATATACTAATCCACTTTCATCAGCATCAAAGAAACTGAACTGCCAGAAATAACAGAGACCAGTTACCCTAAAGACGGCAGTTGATGGAACATCTAGATCAGTTGGGTTTGGAACATACTTAGGTCTAATTCTAGTTTTTCTTAAATCAAGACCAACAATAGAAGTACCACGAGGAATGATAACACCACCCTCAACACTATTAAACTTGTAAAGGATATTATCTTCTTGATTAATATCAAAGTTTGACTCAAGATTTAAACTAAAAACATCTGATGCGGGTTCAGTTGTATTACCATTAGGTGCAACTGCTTGTGCAAGCGCAGTTCCAGTCTTCTTAATACCAAAACCAGGTCTGTTATCAATGGTGTGATCACCAGGGAAAACAAGAATAGTTGTTCTTGCGTTATTATCGTTATTATTACCAACTAAGAACGAAAATCTAGATGCTTCAATCAGTGCCCTTTGAATAGTTTTAAAGGGTTTTGTTAGAGAGTTACCTTGATTAGTAATACTATCTGTCGCATCAAGATCATTTGAGTTTACATATAGAATTCTACCTTCATAGTTCTTGATAAAATTCTCTAGCTTATTAAGAGGCATCGGATTATATGGCTCAGATTATTTTCTATGATTTATTTATCCCAGTAAATCTTCCTTAGTAAAGTAAGGAATTAAATCTTCTGGGAGTGTTTTTGGATTTTTTATTGGAATATCATCAAAACAAGGATGTGCTTGCTCTAAAATTAAATAGTTTGATCCGGCGTATACATCATCTACTTCTAAAGATTGATTTTTATTTGCTTCTTCTATCAATTCTCTATCATAAAGATGACCATCTGGAAGTTCGTCAAAAGTAAATGGGACACCTTCCAGAAAATACATTCTTACAATTATTCTCTGGTCGTTATACCAACAATGTGATGTGCTTACGGTATAAGACATATCATGTTATTTTTTTATATTTAGTAGTGCGAGTAGGGAGACTTGAACTCCCACGAGATTAATTCTCAACAGATTTTAAGTCTGGTGCGTCTACCGATTCCGCCATACTCGCTTAGTGCTTCCTGTGAGGATCGAACTCACCTTAGGCAAATTATGAGTTTGCTGCATTCACCAGATTGCTAAGGAAGCAGATAGGAATGCCGAGAATTGAACTCGGATGACCCCGTTATAAGCAGGGCGCATTAACCATTATGCGACACTCCCTGATGATGAATTACTGAGCGTCGTTATTTTGCTCAGTATGTATTCGTAGAATTTCATCATCAGCAGGCATCATTACTGCTGCTTTACCATCTTCTCTCACAATACCTATGGTTTCACCTTTTTCAACTCTTCCTATGAGTTCGTCAAAATTATCTTCCCATTCTTTTAGAGTAAAAACTTCCATCAATTCTCCTTTCCATAAATTGCAAGATCAGCATATTCAATTTGATCATCATTAAGGTGGGAAGTGCAACACTCCATCACGTTCATAAATTGTTCGGCAGTTTCACATTCTATAATCTTCTCATCTCCTTGATCGCTGAAAAGAAGGAACGTGCGTGTGCAAATATCAATCACTACGCCTTGAACAAAAGTTTCAGTGTTCATTCTGGGGTGTTCTCTTGATTACCCTATAATTATAGAGCATCTCCCCCCAGAATGTCAACTGTATCAATTAACAAACCGTCCACCTACAGCATCATAACGCTCTGTGACCTCTTCCTGCGTTAATGCCTTATTATAGACACGAAACAACGAGATTTCCATTGGTATTCTATACAGGGTGTCAAATCTTCTTCCAGAAATTCTTCCCTGCCCATAGTTTGCAGGATTAAAATTTCTTTCCGATTCATCTTCACCATTACCAGCACGAACTACTTCTAATGCTGATTGAAGATTTCCATTAATGTAAATTTTGTTATTCGTGTAAGAAACATCCTTTCTCATTTCAAAAATATAATGTGTCCATTGTCCAGGTGATGAATCACGATCTGGATTTGCTGGACCATCATCTTTATTGATGCCCAATTGTCCAACTCTTTCTCTTGTCAATCCATATAGATCACCATTTCCAGTGTTAAATCCAAGTGCTATTTGCGTTCCGTTACCAATAACAGGTCCCGTCCATACACTATACTCATCCCAACCAAAAATCATATAACCGTCAGTATTTTCAATTTGAGTGTCAATATGAATTTGTGCTAATACTTCAACCGTTACTGTTGTAGTATTTGCATCAATGTTTGGTGCTTCAAAGTTTATATGATCATCATCTCCATCAAGTTGAAAGTGATTTTGTAAGACCGAAACTGTGCTTTCAATAAAAGTTGAAATACCCACAAGATCTGCATCATTACCAGCAACATCCGTGCTTTCTGCCAGATCATACCAAATAGTTCCAGTTCCAAAATAAGATGAATTGTTTGATGCATCTAAGTCAAGCATAAGACCCTCAGGTAAAGCAGTAACATCTTCCTCAGTATCCAAAACTTTAAGAGCTTCAATAGCTCTATTATTTGAAGTTCTTCTTCTGGTGGATTCTGTTTTTGTATTTTGCATCCCCCAATGGGTTAATTCTTTTTCAGACTTATTCTTTTTAACCTCATTTAGTGTTCCACGGAGAGAATCTCTCTCTTTCCTAAGTTGAATAATTTCTTGATAGATTGTATCAATATTTGATGCAATAGCAACACATCTAGCAGGAGTCACACTAGTATCAGTTGCTGGAGCAACTCCTGCACCATTATAGGTATAACCAACTAATGGAACTCCTGCTTGGTGTGATGCTAATGTAGTTGTGAGATCAAATCTACCATTTCCGATAAAAGAACCACTACCATCAACTGATGATCCAGTTGCAACATTAGAACTATTTTTAACTTCTTTATTATCTCTTACATTTTTATACCCAAATCCAGAGTATGATGAATCTAAATGAATAGTTCTGTCAGGATCAAATGGATTTTGTGCTCCAGAATCGTATCCAGGACCTGCCATCTTATCATATATCTTTACAAATTCAACATCATTATTGACAGTTGTGTTACTTACAAATGATGTTGAATAACCAACTTGTCCAGGAGTTCCTGTAGTGCTTTGGGCAATACCTGGATTACAGTTCCCATTTGTTGCTTCTATTGATAAATTAACAATTTGTTGTTTTTTAACATTAATTTGATTATTGAAGTTCATCACTTTATTATCAACTTCTCTACAAAGACGTTGAAGAACATCTGCTTTATTTTTTATCTCTTTTTCTTTTTGAGGAACAACATCCTCATCATAAAATGTTTCTTTTGGTGTATACTTAGATTTTGTCCAAGCGCCATCTTCCGTTTGTTCAATTTTATCAAATTCTAAAGCAGTTGGTGCTCTTTCTGTAGTTTGTTTTTCAAAAGCACCATCTAACTCTACCTGCTCTGCTTCTAATATATCAATGCCTTGTCTTCTTAGTGCATCATCAATTGACATTTATGAATCCTCCAATACTGTAATTCTTTCTTTCAAACTATTAATTTCCTTTTGTTGCTCTTGTAAAGCACCAACTAGTAATGCTGTAAGTTTACCATACCTAATTGCTTTATATGGTTTATCGTAAAATAATTTAGTTGCAGTTACTTCTGGAACATATTTTTCAACTTCTTGTGCAATAAAACCAATTTCTCGTTTCAATTGATCGTCTTTATCGCGATGCTCATTTAAGAATGCTGAAGGTAATTTTTCCTCTCTCCATTCATATGAAACTGGATTTATTTGCATAATTCTATTCAAACAATCTAAATCATCAAGTCTTTTAATATTTTTTTTCAGTCTAATATCAGAACCCACAGCATCAGGTTCCGTTGAAATGAGAATTGAATTTAAGGTCCATACACCCATTAATGCTCCACCTGGTGATATATTAGCAGAAACAGGCGTTATTTCTTTGGCTGCTGGAACAATTTTTGAGAATAATCCTGTAATTTTTTGAGAAATTGCATTGTATGATGCTTCTAAAGCACCTAAAGATAAATTTGCTCCAATCTTAATGTGTGATCCAGTTACGTTGTAAATTCCAACGTGATTGTTCAAACCAATCGAATTAAATGTAAGTGGAGAAGTTATTGCTGGTCCAGCAACTAATGCTGCCGTGAATGGGATTGCAGTTGCACCCACACCAAAATGTCCTTTATGTGCAGAAAGTGATCCTGGTTCCCATAATCCATTAGGTAATTGTAATGCACCACCACCAAGTGGAGTCATTATATCAATACTGCCTAGTTCTAGTTTATCAAGCATTTTATTTCTCCTTATTTACAAGTCTGACTAATTGCTGTAATCAATGATGCCCAATTACCAGATAAGATACTCTTAAGAAATCCTGCACTTGAAACAGCACTTCCTTTGTTAAAATTTCCAGACAACATCATATCACCAACAAAATTCATATTTCCCTCACTCACAATACACATTCTTGCTGCAGCTAATCTATATTCACTACCTGTGGTAACTTGATAGAATCCGTTGCACTTAGACATTATATTACCATGCCCAGATTCTCCAGATGCATTAAAGAAGATGTTTCTAGCATTAATATATACGTCACCATTTTCAGCATTTAATACAATATCACCAGTTTTTGCAATAATTGCTTTAGCAACTCCACCATGTTGTGATGGATCACCATTAATTGCAACTACTTCTGCACTAAATCCTTGTATTCTTTCATTCTTATTTCCACTCTTTGAGTGAATTATAGAATTATTTGCCGACGTAATGATAGTCAGATCTCTTTTATCATCAATTCCTTCATGCGTAACAGGTCCACAGTGCATAAAAGCATGTGGGTTAGCAGTGATTGTATAATCTGGTGCGTTTGACATCTGTTATCAAATTTTTAAGTATTTATTATCAATATCCATATCCACCACTAGATCCACTAGATCCAGATGAACCACTAGATCCACTACTAGAACTACTAGAAGAAGTGGATGGAGATGTAGATGTTGTAGTGGTGGTAGTAGTATTACTAGATGTGGATGTTGGGGTAGTAGTAGTCGTAGAAGTAGTAGTTGTAGATTGTTGTGGTTGAACAATTCTTTGATTTACTTGTCCCAAACTTTCTTCAATTGTATCATAGATGGTTTCATGGAATTCGCTAATGTGGTTAACACCAACCATCCTCACAGTTGTTCCATCTGCTCGTGTATGAATATGGAAAGGACCTGAATATGGAGTGCCATTAACATATCCAATATTAGGTCTAGTATTTCCGATACAATCAATTACTTGAACCAATTTATTTGGATCAATAACTTGTCCCGTTTTAATGAAATCATTAAGTGGTGTAAATTTTAGATTTACTCTAAATCTAGCACCGAGTCCTGCCGCACTAGAAATATTTGCATTCGGAATCTTTGTATAACCATATCCAGTTTCTAAAACTCTAAAATCAACTATTTGTCCTAAATTATTGACATCAATCGCAAATGTTCCACCATCCCCATCATCTAAAGTTATAGTATCTCCATCATTATATCCAATTCCTGTGTCGAGAATATCCACACTATCAATTGTAGCAACAGCATCATTATTTCCTGTTCCACTTGTCCCACCAGTTCCATCACCACCATCACCACCAGGTGTAATTGTTGTATCACTACCTGTGGTGGTTCCGCCATCGTCTAAAACATTTCCTCCACCAGGACTAGTTCCACCACCACCAGTAGTATCATCAGCAGTATTTCCACCGTCACCACCACCAGTTCCATCACCACCATCACCACCAGTTCCATCACCACCATCACCACCAGTTCCATCACCACCATCTTCTTCAGGTGGATTTACACCAGGTATCGAAGTTGGTGGAGTTCCTTGAGATACTGTTAAAGTAATTGATTGTGTTGTCGTCTGAATGATAGAACCATTATTTTGTGATGCTATACCATTATCGTTTTGAGCAGTTAGATTATATGTCAGAGAAACACCAGATCCGTCTGATGGAAAATTCAAATCCTTTGGTATTACTGTGGTTATTGCTCCATTAAATGGTAAAGAACTATTTTCATCTGCACCAGACAATGAAACTATCTCTGCGTTTTGTGTTTGCCAACTCAGTAAAACAAGTTCTCCAGTGACAACCTTTGTATTTGATGCTGTAAAAGAACTAATTATTGGTGCTTCAGTGTTTATATTCTCCGAGGATTCCCCCTCTTGATTAACTGTAAGAATAAAAGTTTGTTCTACTACTTGAGGAGAAGAACCTTTATTTATCTTAGTTGCTTTTAATGTAAATGTTTTTGTTGTTTGAGTTTCATTTGGTCCAAAAATAACATCATCCTCCATAACAGGAAGAGTCACATTTCCACTTAAAGGTAAATTAGTATATCCTTCAAGTTGTAATGAGACTTCATCAGCATTAACAACATTCCAATTTAAAGTTACTGAGTTATTAACTGTTAATGGATTAGGTGCTCCATAGAATGCTGTAACCGCAGGAGCACCTCCATTATAGTTATTTTCATACCCAGTTCCAGGGTTTGCTATTGTAATTTTTTCTATCTCACCAGTATCATATCCATTATCATCCGTTTTCATAATAACAAAACCACTGGCATCTGCCCCACATCCTGCTGGATCAACAATTTGAACAAATGGTGCCGATTTATAACCAGATCCACCATTTAGTAAGTTAGTTCCAATAACTTGTCCAACTTTATTAACAACTGCCTGTGCAATAGCACCAGATCCACCACCACCAAAAATTTTAACCTGAGGTATTCCACACTCAAAGTTACCTGTATAACACTCTCCTGGTGATTGTGCTTGATTACCTTCCTCACCAAAGAAGTTATCCATCCATTCATCAGCACCAGCCGAAATTTCTCCAGGGAAATTTGGTGAAATGCCAAAATTAAAGTTTGAAAAATTATCTTTTTCTGCTTTAGATGGTCCACCCCATCCTTGTAATGAAAACTCTTTTACCTCTGGACATTCTGGACCACCACATAAGAAACCTTGGAATCCAAGAATAAAATCAATAGCAGAAGAAACAGAACCATATATTTTACCAACTCCTCCAAGAATATCATTAATATTATCAAAAATTGGTCCTAGAATATTATCAATATCATTTGTAAGACGATTAATGAGTGCATTTACAAATTTTTCTGCAGCACAGAATGGCGTTTGAATAACTTGTCCAATCATTGAGTATAAGAAATCACCAACGAGACCAAATAATCCAGCAATAACTTTTTCAAAAGAACAGAAGATTTGATCAATAACAGCAGCAACAATTGATTCCTTGATTGTTCTCATGAAATTAGTCATAATCATTTCAAGTGCTTCAAGAATAAGAGATTTCAACTTATTCATGACCCAGTTTCTTAATCTTTGAACCAGAGATTTAAGAATACCTGCAATTGCACCAGTAATAGCACTAATTGTATTTTTTAAATTTTGGATTTTATTAATTGCACCGTTGATATAAAAATCACCGTATTTCTGAATTCCACGCAAAAATACAAACATTTTTTGTAGATTTAGATTTATATCAGATAATCCACCTTTACTATCACAAGGATCACCTTTACTATAAATTTCTTCCTTTGCTATCTGCTCAAGATTCCACGCAACAGTCTGATAGTATTTTATACCATACTTCTTATCAGATTTTTCTTTACCTCCCATTGAGGTGTCATCAATTAATGCGTTAGACTGAGTCGTCATGGTTATTATGTATTAGGATTTTTCTTAAAGAAATCTTGTGTTGATAATTGAACAGGTTGTTGTGAACCTGATCCTTCTCCAGCTGCAAGTTGATAACTAGATGGTTGTATTGTTCCGTGAAATGGATCGATCCGTTTGAATCCTGTGCTTTGTTTTTTTGACGCTTCATCAGTAGGAATATCAACATCAGCACCGGTTCTTGAAAGAACACCAATTATAGCTGGTTCAGTGCATTTTTCATCTAAAAAGAATCCAAATACAGTTTCACCACCAGAAAGACCAGTTGATACTTTATTTAGAGATCCATGTGAAGTAGGACGAAGAATTACTGCCCATGGAAGTTTATCATCAGATAACTTCGTTCCTTCTGCGGGGTGATACCCCATGATTCTTACTTCAACACGATCACCCCATCTATTGGCATCAGTTTTATTTGTAGTTTGAAATGGTGGAACTTGCCCTATCCAGAATTTAGGACTATTTCCAAAGAAACCTTTATTCATCTATTAATCCTCCTCTACAGTATATACACCATCAGTATCACGAACGATTGTCAAATGTGTTAATGATCCAGTTTGACCATCGGAAGTAAATTCATGTGCCAAGTTAACAATTAAGTATTTACCACTGACCTTTTCATCAGATACACCCTCTTGTGGTGTATCTGT